ATTATTGTCAACAGCTTATCGCTTACCTTGACCTCTATATTTCTTATAACTACGTCTTTTAGACTTATTCATTGTAGACGTAATTGGTTTACGTCCAAGTGAAGTTCCTTTTGACACACCTTCATGTGCAATAGTAGCTCCGTACATTTTCGCCATTATTCAACTCCTAATCGGATTTTGTTGATTAGATACTCCTTCACAAAACCAGAACGCACAATGTCACCGATTGTAAATTCGATATTATCGAACTGTTCCATTGCATCTAGGATTTTCATAAAGTTAACCATTCCCTGTTTATCACTATGCTTCATTAAGTCTGTCTGAAAGAAGTCGCCACAGAAAATAATTTTTGAATCTTGTCCAACACGAGTAATGATTGTATCCAATTCATGGAATGTCAAGTTCTGACATTCATCAACAATAATAACTGCATTGTCTAATGTAATACCTCTAAGAAAAGAAGTAGTCAAAAACATTAATGAACCTTGATTTTTAAGTCTATCATACAATCCAGAAAATGCAGCTGCATTCGGTTGTTCAAACATAAACTTAACCATGTTCTGATATGGTACTTGGAATAGTGCTGTCTTATCTTCCTCATCGCCTGGCAAGAAACCAATCTCACGAGTTGGAACTGCACTACGAACCATATACACTGTATCGTATGGTGTTTCATTTCTTAGAACATCTTGTAGTCCATTGTATAATGAAACAAATGTTTTACCTGTTCCAGCCGCACCATAAAGGAATAAATTCTTTCCTGCGTTATACGCCTCAAACGCCTTCTTTTGATTGTCCGTGATTGGTTTAATTGAAACCATCTGGTCAATTCTAATGTCTTTCACTTTAGCCATCAATTGTTACTCCACTTGTGTCGATGTTTAGCCAACACCGCATCTGTTTTAATTTGTTTTGCAGACTTCCTACCATACCGTTGTCCTAATTGACTATCGGGATGTGCCTCTGCCCCTTTTGCAAGAACCTCTTTCCAACCAGCATCAGTCTTTGAATCAATATTATCTCCTACCGCACCAGCGATAGAAAACATTGAAGGCATCTGTTTAATGTGTGGGTTCTTCTTTAAGAGTTCTTCTCTTTTTGAGTTTGTTAAAAAGTCATCAAACTCTTCACCTGTTTTTGTATTTCTAAATGTAAATGTTGGCATTATATACTCTTTTTATTTTGTTTATCTTTCAGATTATCCATAATCTTCCACTCACGTTCTTCTTCGGGCGTCATAACTTGTATTACTGAAGAGGTATCTGGTTTCCAATAAGTGCCTTTATCCATAGCAATAGATAAACAGTCTGATTGAATACACTCAATCAATTCATTAATTTCATGCGTTGGACGTTTAGGTTCAGAATATTTTGCTACTCTGAGTTTATCACTCATCATTTTAATTGAATCAATTTTATCACACATATCACTTATCTTATGTAACACTATTTATCTCCATCCAAGTTGGCATACCTCTTTTCTTCCATGATGCCAAATGTTGTTTATATTTTATATAGTAATCCCTATAAGCAGTGATTGACGAATCGTTCTTTACATCATCTGGCATTGCTTGTAAGGGTTCTGTGAATACACCCTCAGGCATATTCTCTGGTGGACTGAATAACGCCCACTTTAGTTTACGATAACTTTCATGTGGTACAATTTTGTCATACCTGTACATGAATTCTGTATTCAGTTCTGTCCACATCTCATACAACCATCTGTAGTTCTTCTTGGATTGTCGTACCCAAATACCACTAGGGTGATTGACATGACAAGATTTGTACAAAGTATGGTCTAGTTGTGGGTCTGGATGGTCATAAGTTGTAAGCAAACGGTTCTTTTTACTTAATCGTTTTACTTGTTTACCATCTAAAACCCTATGTGCCGTAGACATGAGTTGAGCATATTCGATAATCATTTTACTTGCATGGGAATCTACATGCATCATTGCACTTGTTTTTGCATCTTCGTGTAAGTAAAATATATTCATCTATTGCTCCCATCTATAGAAGATATGGTCTTCTA